TGGTGATGTTTATTGGCTTGGCTATGGAAGTTCAAAAACAACTGCTGGTACTGCTGTATTAAACTGGAACTCTAGTGGTAATGTTGGTATTGGTACTAGTAGTCCTAATACAAAACTACATATATTTGGTGCTTCATTATCCGATTTAAGAATTGCATCAAACAATGTTTCTTATATTAATTATGTGGATGCAAGTTTTTCAGTTCAAGGCACTACAACAAATCATCCAATGGTGTTTAACACTAACAACACAGAGCGTATGCGTATTACCTCTGGTGGCGTACTTTTGGTTAATTCTACTACTAGTGTATCTGGCGATGATAATAACAAAGCTCAAGTTACAGGAGCACCAACATCTGGCGGTGTCGGTGTTCTTTCAGCATATAACAGTGCATCTTCTGGCGCAGATAGTTCTCCGTGTTTAACACTTTTTAAAAAAATGACAACAACTAGCTCATCAGCTAGATTTGTTCAGTTTTATGCTAATGATGCAACCCAGCCAATGGGCGGTATTGTTGGTAACGGAGCAGAAAATGTGCAGTTTTTAACACTTTCTGATGAGCGTGAAAAAGAAAATATTAAACCAGTAGAAGGTGCATTAAACAGAATAATGCAACTTCAAGTATTTTCTTTTAATCGTAAAGGTTCTAAAGAATTTGTACCATCGGGCTTTATTGCTCAAAATGTATTGCCTGTTTACCCTGAATATGTAGTTGAAAACGCTGCAAACGACGGTCAAGAACAGCGATATGGAATTACTGGCGGTATGTCTGCTGGTTATGTTGCCGAATTAACTAAAGCTATTCAAGAACAACAAGCACTTATCAATAACTTAACAACTCGCTTAAATGCGCTAGAAGGAAAATAAAATGAACTTTAATTGGCAAGTGGTACAGATGGACAGACTTACTTCTGACGGCTTTGTAGTCACAGTACATTACACAGTAAACGCTGTTGATGGTGAATTTACCGCTTCTACTTACGGCACAGTAGGCTACACACAAGAAGATAAAGCGTATATCCCTTACGCTGAATTGACACAAGATGAAGTTGTGGGCTGGGTACAAGATTCACTCGGTCAAGCAACTGTAGAAGATTCATTGGCTGCACAGATTGATGCACAAAAGAATCCAGTAAGCGAGTCTGGATTGCCTTGGTAAGTTTTTAACCACAACTAGGAGAACGATATGGGAAAAGATAAACAAACCCCCATCGTAGTAAATGATGTAGATTATATTTTTGAGGACATGACGCCAGAGCAACAAGTTTTGGTAAACCATTGCCTTGACCTAGATAGAAAAATTGGTAGTTCACAATTTAACCTTGACCAGCTAAATGTTGGAAAACAGGCTTTTGTTAAACTGTTAGAGGAAGCTCTAACTAAAAAACCAGAAACTATAGACGAGTAAATTATGGCCGACATTGACCCAATAGAATACGGTAAGCTAGTTAATTCCGTAGAAAATTTAGAGCGTAAAGTAGATGCTATGGACACCGACATTAAACATTTAGTGGCTATGGCAGAGCGCTCTAAAGGGTCTTTGTGGGCGTTAATGGGAGTGGCCTCGGTTGCTGGCGCTTTTATTAGTTATATGACTGAAATGGTATTTAGAAAATGAACGAACACATTGACTCCGCTAAAGAAGTAGCCGGTAAAGCCATTGGAAAAAATGGTCTTGTTTATATTACGATTATCGTAGCAATGGGCGTTGGCGCATCTATCGTGCTAGAAGAAAGCAAGATGGCTGCTGTAATGGGCCTGTTAGGTGCGTCTTTGACCGCCTTGATTTCCATGCTTAACGGTGTTGCTGGCGCTAGTCCTAAGCAAGAGAAGCCTGAGTTTGAGATTATGAAGCAGCTTATCGACAAAGTAGAAACGATGGCTGACCGTGATCCTATGTCAGTCCAAGTAGAAGGCGGTAAAGTTACTGTTCGCAAAGGCGATAACGAAACTACGGTAGGTAAATAATGCTAGGATTAGACACCATTATTGGCGTAGGAATGAAGCTGATTGATAAACTGATTCCTGATCCAGCCGCTAAAGCGCAAGCCCAGTTAGAGCTAGCCAAACTTGCCCAAGAAGGAAAACTAGCTGAAATACAGGCTGATACCGCAGAATCCCAAGAAGTGACCAAACGGGCTCAAGCCGACATGGCTAGTGATAGCTGGTTATCCAAGAACATTCGCCCTATGACCTTAATCTTTATTCTTGGCGGTTATTTCGTATTTGCCATGATGAGTGCTTTTGGGCAAGATGCTAATGAGAAGTATGTAGAGCTGCTAGGCCAATGGGGGATGCTTGTAATGTCGTTTTACTTTGGCGGCAGAACTCTTGAAAAGATTATGGATATGAAAGCAAAGAATGACCCAAAACTTTAGAGATTGTTTAGAGTTGGTTTTAAAGCATGAGGGTGGTTTCGTAAACCACAAACTTGACCCAGGCGGCATGACCAACCTAGGCGTTACAAAAAAGGTTTGGGAAGATTGGATCGGGCATGAAGTAGACGAGAAAGCAATGCGAGAACTTACTCCTGCGCTCGTAGCCCCCATGTACGAGATGAAATACTGGCGCACTAGCTATTGCGAGAAACTACCAAGAGGCTTGGATTTATTAGTATTTTCTATGGCGGTGAACGCTGGGAGTGGTCGTAGCGTTAAACTCCTGCAAGACGCAATCGGTGTATTGCCGGATGGCGTTATTGGCCCACGCACAATGGCTAAGATAAACGAGGCTAATGCAGAAACATTGATAGATAAGTTTTCAGAAGCTCGTACAGCGTACTACAAGGGCTTGAAGCTATTTCCTGTATTTGGTAAGGGTTGGCTAAGTCGCACAGATAAAGAGCGCTTAGAAGCCCTAGATATGGCCAAGAACGGCTAAAAAGGCTGTGTAAGATCGACATACTTAAAATGCTTGACTGGGACATCAAAAAACAACTCGCCAGCAGGAACTTCTGTATTCTTGACCTCTATCAATGGACAGCCTTCAATCACCTCAGCTTTCGCCCAATACGCATGGATTAAGTCTTGAGTTAGTGCAAAAAATAGCACAGGGAGATCTTGCTGAAATAGCTTCTCTTTACGCAGCGCACAATGAATGGTGGGATAGTGGCAGTAATCCCAGCTCCGAACTTCTACTTCAATATAACCAACTAACTTATCTGCTCTATATACGAGCAAATCTACTCCATACACATTAGGGTTTTCCCTACACTCCAGCCCCCACTTTACCTTTACCCATTTCGTTACTGCATCCCTCGCTGGGGGATCGTATAGGTCATGGAGTGCCTGGTTAAATTGTTTGGTGGTCATGGGCGCTAGTTTGATAGGAAGTGAACTAGCAGAAAACTTGTGAAGGATGCAGCCTATCTCTTGTGGGGTTATGGGGCTAAAGCAGCTTCTTTTTGGGCCTTTAGCATTGGCGCTGTTTTACGGATTGTTTCTAGCTCCGTTACAAACACCTCCTCTATCTGCTCAATCGTAAAGCCTTGCCTTAGAAACTTTAATACCAGGTCGGTGACTTGTTGTTGCATATCAGAAGCAAGTCACAATGTTGCCGCAGACCGTACAAGTAGTCATCTTGCCATTGACAATAATTGTCTGTGTTTGGCAGGCATATCCTACGCCTATCAGTAACATATATGTTACCAATCCAATAGCTATCTTTTTCATATCATTCTCCTCAGAATGGCACTAAATCGTCATCAATCGTATGCTTAGGCATTTCGTCATCGCCCTTGGCCTTAAAGTTGCTACGCTCCTTCTCCTTGCCAATCGCAATGCTAAAGAACTTGCCATTCTTGCCTTCCTTAATCCAACCGCTTAGCCAATGCTCTTTGCCATTGACCATGATTGTTCCGGCGTAATCAGGATGGGTCGGTTTCTCTTTGCGGTCATTCTTAAATAGCGATCCGCTACCTTCTTTTGGTTCATAAGCCATTATTTATTTCCTTTAATTTAGAATACATCTCACTCACTTCACCGAGGAATTTTTCTACTTCTGCTTCCATCGCCTTAATGTATTCCTCATCTCTCTCAAGGCGTACTACAAACAACTGCAAATCTTCCGGTAATCGTGGATCGTAGCTTACAAAATCACAGAACTCACGGCCCGTTACTGCCATCTGGCATTGCATCTGTGGCACATACTTTGCAGGCGGTTTGCCACCCAATAAATACTTAATATGCGTTTTACTGGCTGGGCATTTAATCTCCAACAGACCAGTTTCGCCAACCAGTCCGTCTGGGCTACAACCAAACCATTCTATCGTGGAATGATCTACAAACGCAACCTGTTCTACAAATACATTGGCCTGCGCTTCATAAGCGATTCTAGCCATTGGTTCGGTCTGCGTACCCCATTCCATTGCCGCATTGGTAAACGACTCGCCTGGGTCGTTTGTGAGCCTTTGGACTACCAATTCTGTGCGGTAATCTTCCCTAGTAGCGGCCTCGCCCGACTTTCCCTTAGCAAGCACATCGGTAATCCGACTAGCGGTAACTTTACCTAGCCTACATATTTTGTGCCACTCATCGCTGCCTTGAGCTATTCCTTCGTACATAGCTTTCCTCTTTTGTAGCGCATAATCGCTGCGCCCCTTGTTATATTTAGCTCTTTTGCAATATCAGATATATGTGTATTTTTTCCGTTCCACACAACCCATATAGAATTGCTTTTATTCCTTTGTTGCTGGCTATTAGTAGCCCACCTAACATTTCCTGGCTCATATCCCTTTGTGTTATCTATTCGATCTACGCTTTGGCCTTTTTGTTTTTTTCCAATATGTTTAAAAAACTCCTCAAAACTATTGGCCCATTCACTACAAATACTTATGCCTTTTGCTCCATATTTGTAATAATCTTTGCTTTTTGCGTTTAAACACCTATCTTTCATAGAAACCCAAGAAGAATATTCTGATGAGTATTTCATTCCATGTGTTTTTTTTGATTCCCTAAGTTGTTCTATTGAGCAAATTTTGCATTGTTTAATTTTTTCAGTTCTAATTCTTGAGGCATATCCAATGTAGCTATTTCCACAATCGCAAAGACATTCCCACAGCCTGTGGTTGTCTTTGCTTTTTCCAAGACTTTTAATTACGGTAAGTTTGTTGAATTTCATAATGTTGTTATGGTTAAATGTACGATTATTATACCATAACTATTTTACTTTCATATATCTGCCTGTTGCATAGAGATTACTTTTAATTGACTAGCCAATGCTGCTACTTCTGCTGCTGCTATTGCTGCCTCTACATAATCTTCTTTTAGCTGATGGTTATAAAAACTTTTAAGCGT